CGACATTTTTGCTGCTGACCAAGAATACGGCAGACAACTTGCAATTACCCACCCAAATATTATTAAGGGATATCATGCATGGGCTCAAGTTGTTGTTGAGTGGATGAATGGTAAAGACCCAGAAGGTATTAAACCTGTAATGTGGTGGATTGAAGATGATAAAGAAAGACTTAAAAGACAAGCAAATTGGGCCATAAAATGGGCCCAAGCAATTGCAACACCTTGGGCAATACAAATGGCACATGAGATGGGCATTAGAGAAAAAGGAAGTAAGTTAGGTAAAATGTTAATGTGTGTTGGTTATCCAATATCTGAATTTGTTGCAAAAAAAGGTAAAATCAATACATATGGAATGATTGCGTTATTTGCTTTACTAAGATTTATGGTAATATTTGGTGAAAAACATGAATTTAAAGATAACATGATTGCGGAGAAAAAATAATGGCAAATATTCTAAATGCTAAAGAAATTAGAAGAGAACACGATATTCATCCTTTGGCGCAAACTTTTGAACTCCCAGCTACCATGTCAGCTACATATGACGCTTCATTAGCAGGTGACTTCAGAGGTGGTGCTTTTCTAACTTCAATTGATTTATTTTTTTTCGGAAAAGATGAACTTTTACCTATAACTGTGGAATTAAGAACAGTTCAGTCTGGAGCTCCAACTCAAACTGTTTTGCCTTTTTCTAGAGTAATTTTGAATTCAGAGGATGTTAATACATCTGATCTTGGAGATGTTGAAACAACATTCACTTTTCCTGCTCCAGTTTATATTCAAGAAGCGGAAATGTATGCGTTAGTTATTATGTGTAATTCTCCAGAATATAAATTATTTATTGCTAGATTAGGTGAACCCTCATTACTTGGTGGTAAATTATTAGATAAACAACCTCTTATGGGAAATCTTTTCAAGTCAACAAATAATAGATCGTGGGCAATGTCTCCAATGGAAGATTTAAAAGTAAGGGCTAAAGTGGCAAAATTTGATATTTCAGCAGACGCCTCTGTGGTATTAAATAATGATTCTTTACCATCAAAAAGATTATTAAACAATCCCTTAACATTTACTCATGGTAGCACTGCATTGAAAGTAACTCACAAAGATCATGGAATGTATAATACGACAAATAATGTGACAATTTCTGGTGCTGTGTCTGGATTGTCCACGACACTTGCTGCTGGTATTACTTCGACTGCAACAACATTAACTTTAACTTCTGGCACTAATTTTAATTTAACAACTGGAAAATGGTCGAGAACAGCAGATTCTACTCCTCGTTGGTATATTAAAATTGATGATGAAATTATGTATTATACTGCTATATCTGACACTGCTGTATCTAGTTTGGTTCGAGCTCAAAATAATACTACAGCTGCTTCACATTCAACTGGGGCCACCGTTGAATTTTATCAATTACATAAAGTTCCTTTAACAGAGGTCAATGCAACGCACACTACACTCGGTAATCTTGATATAGATTCATATAGTATTACTTTAACTACAAGCCCTGCATTTGATGGCGGCAGTGGATCAGAAGCTCAAAATGGTGGAACTTCTGTTACTGCTTCAGAAAATCATATAATTTGCACCGGCCATTCTAGCATCGGTCTGCTGGAATTTCCAAAAACTACAGTTACAGCGCAGATCCGGCCGACGACTGCAACTAGCGTGTCTGGAACTGAAACATCATTTACTCAAACAACTGAAACTAATGCTATTTCAATGCCTTTAAATGATAATCATAATTTTGATAATCCATTTATGATTGCATCGACTATCAATGAAACAAATGAAATGGGTGGTGATAAATCATATATTAAAACAATAACTATGGGAAGCAGTAAAAAAAATCTATCACCAGTTATAGATACTAAAAGAATGTCATGGGTTTCTATTGCAAATAGAATAAACAATATTGATTCTGCTTCTGACCTTGCATCAAATCTTACATATGTTCCATCTACAGACCCAGATGGAGATAATAATGCTGCAATTTACATGACTAAAAAAGTTATATTAGAAAGTCCTGCTACTGCTATAAAAGTTTTGCTCACTGCAAACAGACCGTCAGATGCTGAAATTAAATTATTGTATAGAATTTTAGGAAGTGAAGATTCTATAGATTTTGACGATTTGGAATATCGTTTTTTTAATACAGATGGTTCTCCTGATGTTTCTGTTAATCCTTCTCTTGGGGAGAATGATTTTCAAGAGTATGTATATAGTGCTGGTGTTACTGATGATGGTATTGGAACTCCTCTTACAGAATTTATTTCTTTTTCTATTAAAATTGTTATGCAATCAACTAATATGGCACAGGTTCCTCGAATCGGTGACCTTCGAGCAATTGCGTTGGCGATATAATGATTGATGAAAGTAGATATGAAAATGTGAAAGATTTTCCTGACATGAAAAAAGACAAACATGTGCCAGGAGTTGTTATAAATCGAAATAGGTCTGCATACGAAAAAGCAAAAAAGAGAGCATTGGATGCAAAGAAAAGACTTATAGAGGAAGAAGAACAAAGAGATGCTATTAGAACTGCAACCAGAGAGATAAATAGTTTAAAATCAGAGATGCATGAAATAAAGAATCTCTTACAACAATTGGTAGATAAGTAATGGCCGTACCAACAACAAAAGCTACATTCAAAAGTTATTGTCTAAGAGCACTTGGTTATGGAGTTGTTGATGTTAATGTGTCAGATGACCAAGCAGATGACAGAATAGATGAAGCTCTTCAATATTTTTCACAATATCACTACGACGGCGTGGAAAAAATGTATTTGAAACACTTGATTTCAAGTGATGATGTAACTCGAGCTCGTTCTGATACTACGGTAACTGCTACAGATAAGCTTGATGGTACTATAACTGCTGATTGGAAAGAAGGAAAGAATTGGATTCCTGTTCCCGATACAGTATTATCCGTAGTTCAAGTATTTCCTTTTAATGAAGGTTCTACATCAAATATGTTTGATGTTCGTTATCAATTACGACTGAATGACCTTTATGATTTCTCTTCACAATCTGTTATACATTATGATATGACAATGAAACATCTAGATTATTTGGAGCATATATTAATTGGTGAAACACCATTAAGATTTAATCAGCATCAAAATCGTTTGTATATTGATATGGATTGGGCAAATGATGTAACTGCTGATGAGGATTATATCGTAATTGAGTGTTGGAGAAAACTTGATCCAACATCATACACAGACATATATGATGATATTTATTTAAAAAGATACGCAACTGCATTACTAAAAAGACAATGGGGAGCAAACTTATCTAAGTTTTCTGGTGTTACAATGTTAGGTGGTGTAACTATGAATGGTGACACTTTATACAGTCAAGCACAGGAAGAAATTGTTAGATTGGAAGAACAAATACAATTAGCTTTTGAATTACCACCTATGCATATGATAGGATAAGTTATGGCTGTCAATTCGATATTCCATACCAGTAATGTTGCAGCAATTTCAACAGAACAAAATCTCTACAGAGATTTAATAATTGAGGCAATCCAGATACATGGCCATGATGTTCATTATCTTGACCGTACTCTTGTGAATGAAGATACGATTCTTGGAACAGATAGTCTTTCTAAGTTTACCACACAAGCTAAAATTGAAATGTATATGGAAAACAGTGAAGGAGGTTTTGCTGGCGAAAGAGAAATAATTAATCAATTTGGTTTACAAAATTTAAGTGAAGCTACATTTGTTGTTGCAAAGAAAAGATTTCAAGACCTTACTAAACAAATTACTATAGAGGCGGGAACAGACACACTTAGCGGTTCTATCTTATTAGAAGATGGAACTATTGATAGTGGAACGGTTGAAGCTTCTGCTTCGTTTGAAAGTGGTTATATTATTTCTGAAGCAACATCAACAGATTCAGATAGACCACTTGAAGGAGATTTAATTTATCATCCTATCCTTGCAAAAATATTCCAAATAAATTTTGTTGATCATGATGACCCATATTTTCAATTAGACAATAACCCTGTTTATAAAATGCGGTGCCGTCTCTTTGACTATAGTTCTGAAGTATTGGATACTGATGTTAGTGCAATTGATGCAATTGAAGATTCTCTAAGCACAGATGTTGGTATTTATCAATTTACTTTAGAAATGGAAACTGCTACTATTGATGCATTGAATCTTGAAACAGAACAAGGTCGTATTATGCATAATACCGATGGTGATGATATTGTTGCACTAGAAACGAGTGATATGACAACATCTGCTGGTGTGCTTCTTGCTGAGACAGGAGAATACTTGATACAAGAAACATATATAATAGGTGACGGTACGACAGAAAATAATATAGATGATATGGCGCAAAATGAATTGTTTGAAACTGAAGATGGATCAATTTCAGCAACTGCTGCAAATTCAGTTCTTGATTTCAGTGAGAAAAATCCATTTGGTGATGTAGGGGGATAATTAATAATGTTAGGTCAACAATTTTACCATGAAACTATACGCAAAGTAATCGTAGGGTTTGGTACTACATTTAATAATATACAACTAGTTCGCAAAGATAGTTCTGGTAATGTTGCTCAATCTATGAAAGTTCCTCTTGCATATGGGCCTAGGGAAAAGTTTCTTGTTCGTCTTAGAGCTGATCCAGATTTAGGAAGCAAAGTTGCAGTTACTCTTCCTCGTATTGGGTTTGAAATTCAAAATTTGTCGTATGATCCTACTCGTAAATTAAATCGTGTTCAAAAATTTAAAAAAGTAAAAGGTGCTACAAGTAGAGAATTAGATACTCAATTTATGCCTGTTCCATATAATCTTTCAATACAGTTATATGTTATGGCAAAACAATCTGATGATGCTCTACAAATTGTCGAACAAATTCTACCATATTTTCAACCAGATTATACAATCACGATTAATGATATGGCTGATATGGGTATCAAAAGAGATGTTCCAATTATCTTAAATGGTATTAGTTATGAAGATAATTATCAGGGCGATTTTGATCAACGTAGAGCTCTTATCTATACATTAGACTTTACTGCTAAATTTTATCTATATGGCCCGGTTACATCTACTGGTGTCATCAAAACTGCAATTGTGGATCAATATACAGATATGCCAGATAAATCACCAACAAGAGAACAAAGATACACTGTTAAGCCAGACCCATTCAGTGCAGATGCTGATGATGATTTCGGATTTAATGAAACCACATCATTCTTTCAAGATGCTAAAGAACTTAACCCCGTGACAGGTGACGATGAATAATTCTATTGATAAAGCACTAGGTGTAATTGATAATATGTCTGAACACTCCTCTCTTGCAGAGGTCGTCTCTCCTAAACCACCAATATCTGGAAGAGATTATGGTGATGAAAATGACATAGAGAGAGATTATGCATATCAGAGACAAAACTTTTATAACTTAGTTGAAAGGGGAACTGATGCCGTCGAAGGAATATTGGAGCTCGCAAAAGAATCAGACCACCCAAGAGCATATGAGGTTGCTGGAAATCTTATTAAGCAAGTTGCAGAGGTTACTGAAAAACTTGGAGACTTACAAGAAAAAATGAAAAAACTGAAAGAGGTGCCAGATAATGCACCGAAGAGTGTGACTAACGCTTTATTTGTAGGGAGTACTGCTGAATTGCAGAAGATGTTGAAAGAAAAATAGTTTTTAATTATGAAAAGTATATTTAATATTAAAAGTCTTCCAAAAGATTTTGGGGAATCTTTTGACATTATTATTAATTCCCCATTATACATATCGGAAAATATTTTTGCGGCGAAAGAACACGGCAAACGAGTTCTTTTGGAAATGGTTGATACATACCCAAAACTAATATTAGGATACAGTGGTGGTATGGATAGTAGTTTTGTTCTGTGTTGCATTCGTGATTTAATAGATGAAAGAAAAATAACTGAAGATACGATTGAGATAGTGCAGGGTATTTTTACTGGTGGAAATGTTATATTAACTCCAGATCATGAGAGAGCAACAAAGTTTGCAAATTCATTAGGTTTTAATCCTCGTATTTACAAATATGATATAAATGAAAAATGGAAAGACCTTGAAGATTTTATTTTAAAATATAAATTATTTGGAAATACAACTGTAGTTGCAAGTTATCAAATTTTGTTTTCTAGAGAGCAAGATGGTGTTGTGATATCATGTCATGCCCCGAGGTTATTTAAAGGACTAGAACTTGGTTGCGATGGAAGATGGATTGCACCATCTGCAACCATTTTGAGAATATGTGGTATATTTGATAATCAGATTAATTTTCATACATGGGATAGTGATAATTATTCTTCTTATATAACACCGTTTAGAATAGGTAGGAGAAATATTAATCTACAATCATATAATATATCTGAAGGCCATATACCATATAAAGCAATTAATCATGTGGAACATTATTTATATTTGTGGATGATATATTTACAATGTTATCCTAAGATGATGGAAATTTTTGGTAAATTTGTAACAATAGATTGGAAATTGTGGAAACAAAAATGTTTTAATAAGGAAATACACTTTCTCCGTGTGGTTCATGATAATGAAACTCTAGAAAAATCTTGGAATCCTCTCAAATTTCCAAATGGAAAAATATTCACAGAAAAAGATTTATTAAATTATAAGGAATATAAATTATGACGATAGATAATGAATATTGGTATGAAAGTGAAAATGCGAATTGGAATCATAGAAGACGAGCAAGTGAATGGCATTTTGACCCAACTACAAAAAGTTACGAAGACTTTGACAAAGGTTACATAAAACATAATTTTATGCAGTTTGAATGTGATTGGCAAGATGAACTAGAAAACACTGAATTTCTCTACATATCTGAATCAAAAAAATTCATTGATGTTAACGAACTTCTTGTTAGAGGTGTCATACAAGAGTGTTTGGAATTAGGTCGTAATTATATTACCTATGTTAGTAAACAAGCTTACACAACTCCAGAGACTCACCCTAAAATATGGAAAATGGTAGAGTCAACTGGTATCAAAGATTTTGCTGCTACTATTATCGCACAACAGCCAGGAGAAAGTTTCCATACTCATATGGATACCATTTGCAATTGTTCATTACCGGGCGATAGTAGATTAGTACAAAGTCATGATGAACTTGAGTTAGATCATGATACGCATAGGTTTTTTATTGCATTAGAGGATTGGAAGTGGGGTCATTTTTTCCAAGTTGGCAATTTCAATTGGCATCAATGGAAAGCGGGTGACACTCTTTGGTATGATTGGAGACACATGCCCCACTCGACTGCAAATGCTGGACAGAAACCAAGATACATGTTGAAGGTTACCGGCAAATGGAACCTATGAAAACTTATGACACATGGTATAAAACAAAACATAAATGTACAAATTACGATGAAATCTTGTCATACGCTAAACAAACAGAATGGCCAGAATGGAAAAAAAGACCATCAAGCACTATTAGATACGTCAATTTTCCAGTGCATCTTTTAGAAGATTCTCTTTCAAAAAATTTACAAAATATATGTTCTGAAATGTCATTGATGAGAATAGAGGGTAACTCTATTTTTAGAGAGCATATAGATACCAGTAGAAAATGTGGGTTCAATCTATGTTTGCATGATGGTGATTTTCATACAATTATTTTACATCCCGATATAATGTTTGAAAATAAATTTGAAAATAAAAATGACCCTTCATCACAATGGCAATTCATTGAAAATATTGGTGTGACATTTGATAAAGTAGACAACGAGCCCGGAGATTTTTATTTGGTTAACACCTCCATGAAACATGCAGTGATTAATTTTTCTCAACAACCAAGATATAGTGGTTTTTTTACTTTGAAATATGACATAGCATATAAAGACATGAAAGAGTTGTTGTGAACTGGTATAGACTACAATACGATTGTGAGACGTATCAGGATATATTCACATATGCTATGAATGCAGAATGGCCTGGAGATAGTAAACGACCGTCTTCAAGACGACAATTTATAAAGATGCCTGCATTTTTACTTGAAGAACCTATTCTCAAGATATTGAGTGGATTCTGTGATTATATGGGTATCATGAAAATGGAACCTCGTTCTATCTTTCGAGAACATATAGATGCTGTAAGAAACTGTGGTTTAAACTTGTGTCTTCATGATATGGAGTCACATACCTTTATATTAGAACCTGATGTTTATATGGACGAGGAACAAAAGAAAAAGTTTTTAGATCGAACAGCGATTAGAGATATGGAGAACCCTTGGGGGGTTATAGCAAACAACTGTGCATTATATGAGGAACCTCAATATGAGCCAGGTGGAATATATTTATTAAATACTTCCAGAAGACATGGAGTAATTAACTATTCATATGAACCTAGATATAGTGGTTTTTTTACGATAAGTAAAGAAATAGATTACGAAGACGCTAGAGAATTGTTAATGGTGTTAAAGGTGACGGGAAAATGGTCAGAAAAAAATTATTCACGATAGTGCATCCATATTCTAATCCTAATAAAGATTTTTCTATAACACTTAATTATCCCCTCTGGATAAATGATGATGTACATGTGGTTAAATCTGAAGCAAAAAGAGTTCTTTTAGAAATTGCAGATACTTATTCAAATGTAACTTTAGCTTATAGCGGTGGCACTGATAGTTCATTTGTCTTATGTTGTATCAGAGATTTAGTTCGTGAAGGAAAATTAAAGTCAGATACTATCCAAATAGTTCAAGGTGTTTTTACTGCCGATGGTATACCTTTAACAATGGATAGAAAAAGAGCCACGTCATTTGCTAGAAAGTTAGGATTTGAACCTAGAATTTATGAATTTAATGTAAATGAAAGATGGTTAGAAGCACAGCAATTTTATTATGATTATTGTTTAAGTGGTTATGCTGCAATTACTGATATTTTTCAAACTCTTTGGGCAAGTGATCAAGATGGTCATGTCATAAGAAGTTCTAATTTTCCAAGAGACTATCGGTTTGGATTCAATTATTCCTATGATACTTTTAAGATATCTACTATAAATTCATTATGGGACTTACCAAACAACCAAGTCAATCTATCCACTTGGGATAATAAAATTTTTTCATCATTTATAACTCCATATAGATTATTTGCGCCTAACATAGACCAAAGTCCATTTGAAGAAGCAGACAAGTATGAGTCAACCTCGCCAACAAATTCAAAATTTAACAGAGATGGAATGACTTTGCTAGAAAAATATTTGGATAAATGGATGATATATCTTCAGTGCTATCCAGAGATGACAGAAATACTGGGAAAATTTTTAACTATAGATTGGTCGGCTTGGCATTATCATTCAAAGGAACTTGTAGGATATAAATATATGAGAGATTTCTGGGATTTTCAAAAAAAATCTGAACATAAATTTGCAGAAATTAAATTTTCTGATGGTAGACCTTTAACAAAAAAAGATTTGGTGAATTATGAACAACACTGTTAAAGTTATGTATTATAACCCTAACACTTTAAAACATTATAGTGAGGGGCTAAGACTTGCCAGCAAACTTATTAGAAGTCCCGTATATGTCGATAGGTCTGGAAAGAATAATATACTAAACATTGGGTATGATAAAATACCAAACGAGAGAACATCAATATCATTTTATGATGCTTGTATAAATCGTGGTGCGGAACTCTGGAAAAAGTCTATGACCAAACCTATTACTTTATTTTGGAGCGGCGGTATGGATAGTACTGTTGCTCTGTTTAGTCTTCTAGAAACGAAAACACAAAACCAAAAGTTAATAATACGATTTACTAAACATGCCATCGAAGAGTACCCTTGGTTATATGACAAAATGTGTAAATGGGATGATGTAATCACTTTTGATCAAGTTAGTGAATATGATTTGTTTAGATGTTTTGATAATGATGCCACTATGTTTGTTCATGCAAACAATGTTGACTGTTTGTTTGGTAGTTCTGTTACACAACGTAGACCAGAAGCAGTTAATGATCATTGGACTTCTATTGATGATTGGGATGTTATTTGGAATGTCTCTGGAGATAATAGAGCCTCTAAAGATTTATCTATTAATATGCGGATAGAAAAAAGAAATCATGTCATGGAATTTTTACATGAACATGTGAAAGGTTCTCCATATGAAATTGAAACCGTATATGATTTATATTGGTGGTTAAATTTTTCATTGAAGTGGCATTGGTTAGTATATTGTTACCCAACAAATTATTTAAATTCATCGAATGTTAAATCACAAAATGATTTTGCAAGTGGGAAAGATTTACAAGTTTGGTCTATCATGAATAAAGATAAAAAACACAAAGGAACATGGCTGAGTTACAAATATGAATTAAAAGATTTCATATACAAATTTACTAAAGATGCTGATTATAGGGACAATAAAGAAAAGATAAAATCATTAGTTCCATTAAATAATGTTAATGCATATCCACATATACGAACTAAACAAGGAAATGATAAATTAAAACTTGTTCTTGAAGATGGTAGATATTGGTATAATAAAGATGAAATACCAAATGAAATATTAAATTCAATAAAACTAAATAATTAATAATATTAGTTTGAAACTAAATAATAGTATGACAGACAAAAATCAATATCTTGGTAATCCTAATTTAAAAAAGACAAATACTGTCGTAGAGTTTACTGAAGAAAATGTGCGAGAGTATCATAAGTGTGCTCAAGACCCTCTATATTTCATCGAAAATTATGTTCAGATTGTTTCACTAGATGAAGGATTAGTTCCTTTTCATTTATATGATTTTCAAAAGGGTATGGTTAATACCATGCACGATAACCGATTTAGTATTTTTAAGTTACCTCGGCAATCTGGTAAATCAACTACTATCATTAGTTATCTTTTACATTTTGCACTGTTCAATCAAAATGTAAATATTGCTGTTCTTGCGAATAAATCATCCACTGCAAGAGATATATTAGGAAGATTGCAACTTGCATATGAAAACCTCCCAAAATGGATGCAACAAGGTATTATAGCTTGGAACAAAGGTAACATAGAGTTAGAGAATGGTAGTAAAATTATAGCAGCTGCTACATCATCAAGTGCAATTCGAGGAGGTTCATATAACGTAATATTTCTCGATGAGTTTGCTTTTGTGCCATCAAATGTTGCAGAACAATTCTTTGCTTCTGTGTATCCAACAATTACTTCTGGTCAAAGTACAAAAGTTATTATTGTATCAACTCCTCATGGAATGAATATGTTTTATAGGTTGTGGGTAGATGCACAAGAAAAAAGAAATTTATATACGCCTGTTGAAGTTCATTGGAGTGAAGTTCCTGGCCGTGACGCAGCATGGAAAGAAGAAACCATTAAAAATACCTCTGAATCACAATTCAATGCAGAATTTGAATGTGAGTTTTTGGGGTCTATTGACACTTTAATTAGTCCGATAAAATTAAAAACTTTAACATATAAAACTCCAATACAATCTCATTCTAAATTAGATGTTTACGAAAGACCAATTGAGGAGAGAACATATATGATAACAGCAGATGTATCAAGAGGCACTGCTAATGATTATTCTGCATTTATTGTTTTTGATGTTACTGAAATCCCGTATAAAATTGTTGCTAAGTTTAGAGATAATGAGATCAAACCTCTTTTATTTCCTACTAAAATATATGAAGTTGCAAGAGCATATAATCAAGCTTTTGTTATGGTTGAAGTAAATGATATTGGAGAACAAGTTGCAAATACTTTACAGTTTGATTTAGAGTATGATAATCTAGTTATGGCATCTATGCGTGGTAGAGCCGGACAAATACTTGGAGCAGGATTTTCTGGTGGGCGAGCTCAGTTGGGGGTAAGAACTACAAAGGCAGTTAAAAAAGTAGGATGTTCAAATTTAAAACAATTAATTGAAGATAGTAAACTTATTATAGAAGATTATGATTGCGTTAATGAATTATCCACATTTATTGTAAAAGGTGCATCATATGCCGCAGATGATGGATGTAATGATGATTTAGTCGCATGTATGTTTTTATTTGGATGGGCTACAGATCAGACATACTTTAAAGAATTAACAGATAATGATATTAGAAAAACAATGATGAAAGAACAACAAGACGCACTGGAACAAGATATGGCTCCATTTGGTTTTATTATTAATGGTCTTGAAGATGAAAATTATGGTGAAAGTGTAGATGAGTTTGGTACTAGATGGACTCCTGTAGTTAGAGATTATACCACAGATTGGTAAAAATCTAAATAAACTCTATAAGGTCGTTATCAACTTTTATCCAACAATTAGAACAGAGAATTTTTGATTTTTCAATTAAGTGAAATATTTCTTTACGACTTTCGTTATTAGTACCAACACGTTTTGTTAATTTACGAATTTCTGAATCGTGGGGATGAAATTTGAGGCATATAGTTTCACTTTCCCCACAATGAATACAAGATTTGTCTGCTAAAAAGTCGTTAAGTAAAAGAATCCTTTTGCGATAGTTTCTACGAGCTACCTTTTTAATTGTTTCTTTGTATTTTTCATAGTGTTCATTCATAAAGTTATTTATATGTTATAACACTTATAAAAGGCGTGTTTAGAAATTAGATTATTATAAATATTCTCAAATAACAAGACTCTGATAAAGGAGTAATCAAATGGGTTTTCTAGTTTCTCCTGGCGTACATGTAAGAGAGATTGATCTTACAAATATCATCCCAGCCGTTTCAACTTCAATTGCAGCTATTGCTGGTCCATTTAAAAAGGGTCCAGTAAGTTCTATTGTAACTCTTGGTTCCGAAGAAGATTTGGTAAGGATTTTTGGTAAACCACAAAATGATAGTAGTCAATTTGAGACTTGGTTTTGTGCAGCAAACTTTCTGCAATATGGAAATGCATTAAGAGTTGTTCGTGCAGAATCCGGTGTTACAAATGCTATAGCATCTGGAACATCTTTTATTATTCGTGATGATGATCATTACGAAGATTCTTATGCAGATGGGCAAGGCTCTGTTGGTGAATGGGCTGCTCGTACAGCGGGCACACATGGCAACAGCATTGGTGTTTCTATTTGTGCAACTGCAACTGCATACGAGGAAACTGCCAAAACAACAACGAGTGCAACAGAAGCATTAGGTCAAACGGTAATTAGTGTAACTGATGCTTCAGGTTTCAATACACATGATATTGTAAACTTTGGGGAAACTTTAGGTTTTGAATATCAAGTTGAATCAGTTCAATCTGATGCTGGGACTATTACTATTAAACTCAAAGATGATCCAAACGGCGCAGGCCTTCAATCGGAAATTGCTTCTGGTACAAATGTCAGACGCCGTTGGAGATGGTATGATTTATTTGATGGAGCTCCGGGCACATCCGATTATGCAACTGAAAACAAAAGAGGCACATCAGATGAAATGCATGTAGTTGTATTCGATCATTTGGGAGAAATTACTGGTTTCTCTGCAACTGCGAATGGTAATAGAACTAATTCTCTTTTGGAAACATATGCAAATCTTTCTAAAAATCCAGAAGCAAAATCTCCACAAGGAGATAGTATTTATTACAAAGATAAAATCTTTAGGTCTTCTAGTTATGTTTATTGGATGGATCATAACAGTGCCGGTTCAAATTGGGGTACAGATTTTGATGGTCAAGATACTTTCATCGTAATGGAAGATGGTGGAACTGACGGTGCTGGAACTAATGCTGGAGATAACATTGTTTTAGATGGTTCTAATGATGCTGGAAATGACGAGAATGGTAAAGTGCAGGGAGAAACAGGTCAGACAGCATATATTGCACTGGACACGCCAACAAATACAATTCTCAAAAATGGGACAGACGATTATGCTGTAACTGCTGGAGAACTTGAGACTGCTTATGATAAGTTTGCTGATACTGAAACAGTAGATGTTAATCTAATTATTGGTGGTAGAGGTGGTGGAGCAGGCAATACATCGGCATCACAAGATACTCATGTAACAATGTTAACAGATTTCGTTGAAACAAGAAAGGATTGTGTTGCGTTTGTTTCGCCATATCGTGCAGCTACTGTTGGTGTAACGAGTTCTACGACAGCAACAGAAAATGTGAAAGATGCGTTCCAACTTTGTCCTTCATCTTCCTATGTGGTTTTTGATAGTGGATACAAATATCAATACGACAAATATAATGATGTTTATCGTTATGTTCCAATGAACGGCGATATTGCTGGTCTTTGTGCATATACAGATAATGTTGCTGACCCTTGGTTCTCACCAGCTGGTCTTAATCGTGGTAACATACGAGGAGCTATTAAACTTTCGTATACGCCAAAACAATCAGAAAGAGATATTCTGTATCGACATAGAATTAATCCAATAGTAGATTTTCCGGGCCTAGGTGTGGTGATGTTTGGTGATAAGACAGCTCTTGCAAAACCAAGTGCCTTTGATCGTATTAACGTGCGTAGATTGTTCTTGGTTCTTGAGAAAGCAATTGCAACAGCTGCTAAATATATGCTATTTGAATTCAATGATGAATTTACAAGGGCACAATTTAGAAATATGGTAGAACCTTTCTTGAGGGATGTTCAAGGCAGAAGAGGTATTTTCGATTTTAAGGTAGTTTGCGATTCATCGAACAATACCCCAGAAGTTATAGACAGAAACGAATTTATCGGAGACATCTATATTAAACCAGCCAGATCAATTAACTTTATCACATTGAATTTCATAGCAGTTCGTACTGGTGTGGAATTTGAAGAAGTAGTTGGGAAATTTTAATTTAAAGGAGTAATTTCACATGGCACAAATAGATGATTTTAAAGCAAACCTACTCGGCGGTGGAGCCAGGGCTAATCAATTTAGGGTCACAATTACTCCACCAACTGGTATTGCTACTGGATTAGATGTTCGCCGGTCTTCTTTCTTATGTCGGGGGTCTGCTCTACCTGGCCAAACCATCAATCCAATCATAATTCCATTTAGAGGAAGACAGATTTTTATTGCTGGTGACAGAACATTTGATGATGCATGGACAACAACATTTTTGAATGATACAGATTTTGGTATTCGTAATTCATTAGAACTTTGGATGAACGGTATTAATGACCTTGCAGAAGCAACAGGTGCTGTTGCTCTTGCAGATTATCAATCAGATTTGACTGTGGAACAATTAGATCGTGATGACACTGTTCTAAAAACGTATATATTTAGGAGCGCATGGCCAATTGGTTTAGGAGAAATTGCTTTAACAGCAGATGGAGCGGACGCTATTGAACAATTTGATTGTACATGGCGATATCAACATTTTGAAGCTTCCTCTGTGAACTTCTAATCTTTAACCTACTAAATATAAGAATTAGTAGGAGTTATTATGGCCGAATTGTTTGGATTTAGAATCAGTAAGAAAAAGGAAGAAGGGGGTGTGTCTTTCACAGCACCAACTTCTGATGATGGCACAGTTGATATTGCTGGTGGTGGTTTTTATAGTTCTTTTTTAAATACTGATGGAAGAGAAAAATCTGATGTCGATTTAATTAAACGATATCGTGATATCGCACAACAATCAGAATGCGACACTGCTATTGAAGATATAATCAATGAAGGTATCGTCGCAAATGAAAAAGATATATCTGTTGAACTTAATACAGATATGCTTCCATATCCCACAAAAATAAAGAAAAGATTTAGAGAAGAATTTGAAGAGGTTTTGCGTCTATTAAAGTTTGAGCAAAAAGGCCATGATATTTTTCGTAGATGGTATGTTGATGGTAGAATTTATTACCATAAAATTATTGATAATAAACAACCCAGAAAAGGTATAACTGAACTTCGATATATTGATGCCACGAAAATTAAAAAAGTTAGAAACATTAAAAAACAAAAAGACCTTAAAACTGGGGTTGACCAAATTAAAAAAGTTGAAGAATTTTTCGTTTATAATGAAAAAGGTTTAGGGTCAACTGGCATAGCAGGAACAACAACTGGTGCTGGCCAAGGTCTAAAAATTGCTCCAGATTCTATTACTTATGTTCCCTCTGGTATGATTGATGGGAATACGGGTAAAGTTTTATCTTATCTACACAAGGCAATTAAACCTGTAAATCAACTAAGGATGATTGAAGATGCATTGGTTATCTATCGCATTTCGAGAGCACCCGAGCGTAGGATTTTCTACATTGATGTTGGCAATCTACCCAAGATAAAAGCAGAACAATATCTCAAAGATGTGATGAACCGTTATCGTAACAAACTTGTTTACGATGCAAATACGGGTGAGATACGTGATGACCGAAATCATATGAGCATGTTGGAAGATTTTTGGCTTCCACGAAGAGAAGGTGGCCGAGGAACAGAAATCACTACACTGCCGGGTGGTTCTAATCTTGGTGAGATTGAAGACATTGTATACTTCCAAAGAAAGTTATTCAGATCATTAAATGTTCCTATTTCTCGTTTAGAAGCAGAAACACAATTTAGTCTTGGTCGATCTACAGAAGTTACAAGAGATGAATTAAAATTTACTAAATTTGTTCACAGAATACGAAAAAAATTCACACCACTATTTACTGATATTTTAAAAACACAACTTTTATTGAAGGGTGTTATATCTCCTGATGATTGGCCAAACATACAAGAACATATTCAATATGACTTCTTAGCAGATGGTCATTTTTCAGAGTTAAAAGAAGCAGAACTTCTTAATGATAGAATTAATACTTTGAATCAAATAGAAGCATATGTTGGAACTTTCTTCAGTAAAGAATGGGTGCAAAAAAATGTTTTGCATTTAACTGATGCTGAAATTGAAGAAATGCAAAAACAGATAAATAAAGAAGCTGGAACTGATCCAGAAGAGGGTGGTATTAATTTACCAGATAATCATGGTGGTATACGAAGGGATGATACTGCACAAGGTAAGGTTGGAGATGTAGGGCCGCCGGAAGATAGTCAAACATATAATCCACCACCTCCGCCGGAGCAACCACCTCCAGAAGAAACACCAGTTCCAGAAGAAGGTTTAATTAGAGATGGCTACGCCTGAAGAGTGGAAAAACGAGTAAGGAGAATTACGAAATGAACAATCCTAGAGAATTTATAGACAATATTGCAGATAACGATAATCTTGAAGCTGAAATGCACTTTACTAATATCATGATTGATAAAGTAGGAAGTTCTTTAGAAGATAGAAGATATGATTTAGCAAATGATCTTGTTAATGAAAAAAAAGAAATGACAGCAAATCAGATTCTTCGTGACACGGGAAAAAAGAAACCAGAAATGACTGATGCCGAATTGGCAGCATCTAGTAGAGAAGTAGAACGGATTCTCCGTGGCGAGATGCCATCATCTCGTAGAGCAACTGCTCCAACCCGTGGCAAGAAAAAAGACCCTGATCCTACTAGAAGCGATGCAAAAGGTAAAAGAAAAGGTGATCTTCCAAAAAGAACTGGAGATGGGGGCGTTGCAGCAGATATGGAAATAGCTGGAGGAAAAGCGCCATCAAAACCAAATAAAGAATTAGATATCGGTGCCGGACCTAAAAAACCTTCAAAGAAACCAAAGGTTGTTCAGCCTGGTGATACAAAGCATCCTCTAGATACAAGTGATATTGAAAGTGGTGCTACTGGAGGTCAACCTAAGAAACCACAAGTTGGTACAGGTGATCATCATCCAACTAAGAAACCAGGCAGATCGCCCGGAGCTCTGGGCGGTAGAAGACCACCAAAGAAATCAGATCGGGTGTTCGACTTTGAATAATATGTTAGGTATAAAAAAATGTTAAAAAGAATTGAAGAGGTTTATCAAACCACAGTTTTTGAGAGAGATGAACACAAAACAACTAAGGAGTATAGAAAATTATCTCCTAAGATGCGGAAAGCTGTCGATTCTATCTTTAAAGTTATGGATTCTAAACCTTCAGATTTCCTAAATACTTTTGAGAAAACTATACGAGAAGTGTCAATAAAATTTCGAGTTCCCGAAAAAGAACTTATGAAATATTTTGAAAGAGAAATGTTAACGATATAGGAGTGAGAAATGTCATTTAGAACATTAAGAAATGCTGGTACAATTGCTGCGACAACACTTGCCGACGATGCCGCTCATGATACTGATCTTGGTAAATTAAGTCCAGCCGCATCATTCAGAGTTACTGAATTTGGTGGAAATGATGTTTTCTTTCTCATATCTGATGATTATACCGCTGTAACAAGTTCAAATGGGTTTCATTTAAAAGCAAGTACATCAGTAACCGTAAAACCAGCAACAAGCCCCTTTTCTATTGGAGGAGCCCCATTTGCTTTGAATGGTACAGATAGTGATTCTTCTGATGAAAATGATCAAATTTTGTTGGAAGAAGGAACTGTTGGTTCTGAATATGATGATGGGTCATATTTAATCACTGATTTTGCTCAACATGGCTATCGCATTTCAGTAATTAATGAAACTGCTAGTTCTGACGGCGCTGTTTATGTCGAAGAAGTAATTTAAGGAAATGCTATGAGTAATGTAAGATTAATTGCAGAATCAATCGAAGATGTAGAATACATCTGCGAGGAAAATAAAGACGGTTTAAAAGAATATAAAATTCGTGGCGTTTTTATGGAAGGGGATATTAAAAACCGTAATGGTAGGGTTTATCCTATGCCAGTACTTACAAAAGAGGTTGCGAATTACAATAAAAAGTTTGTTAATGAGAAACGGGCGTTCGGTGAATTAGGTCACCCAGAGGGCCCGACAGTTAATCTAGAAAGAGTTTCACATTTAATTACAAATTTGTATCCAGATGGTACACAAATAATTGGTGAGGCTCGTATTTTAGGAACACCTATGGGTAAAATCGTCAAAACATTGATGGATGAAGGAACTAAATTGGGTGTATCTTCAAGAGGCATGGGAAGCTTGACCGAAAGAAATGGGGCCAAGTATGTGAATGATGATTTTTATTTAGCCGCTGGAGCTGATATTGTTGCAGACCCATCTGCACCAAATGCTTTCGTAGAAGGTATTATGGAAGGCAAAGAGTGGGTTTGGAATAACGGCTCATTAATTGAAGCACATGTTGCGGAATTGAAAACAAGATTCGATGTTAAACAACGTCAGAGGCAAGCGAATGTTGAAGCTTTAGAGTTCGCTAAATTCCTCAAGAAATTATAATTTATAAATATATTTAATAAAAAAAGGAGACTTCCTATGTCTGAATTAGACCAAACGATTGAGGAGTTAGAAGCCGAGGTAATGGCGGAACTTGATGAAAAAGCATCATTGCCCGGTGGTAAAGGCCTTAAATCAGAACCAATGCAAAAGGTTAAGAAAGAGGGCCCGGCAGATGCAACATCAGTAAATGTTGCTAATGCAAAAGCTCATGTTGATGCCGACCAAGCTTTGCCTGATGAGGGGGATAAAAAGAAAGCAGCTAGATTACCAAAAATGGGTCCAGCTCAGGTAGCAATGCAAAAGTTGAATGATCCAAATGCTAGTGTGAATAAATCAGATCAGGGAACTAAAACAAGTGCTCCTGGCCAAATGCCTATGCAGTCAAGGCCTAAAGGTAAACACATGGAGGTTCAAATGGCACATACAGAATATGACGACGATGATTATGAAGAAGACCTCTATGAAGAAGAGGGCGAATACATCACTAGAGAAGATTTAGTAAATCATCTTTATTCCGCTATGGAACAAATGGATGATGATCAACTTCAAAATTTTTATGCTTCTGCCTTTGCGGTCGAGGAAGATTATTCTGATGAAGATGATGAACTTGCTGAAGTTGTAGAGATGCAAATTCAAAACATCGACATTACTGCTGACGTTGAAGCCCTTATGGAAGGCGAAGACCTTTCCGAAGAATTTAAAGAGAAGGCTGCGGTGATTTTTGAAGCTGCAGTTAAGTCTAAGACTCGTGATGAAGTAACAAGAATTGTTGAAGAACAACAAATTGCAATTGCTGAAGAAATTGATGAGTATAAAGATGCTCTTGCAAGCAAAGTAGATGATTACCTCGAATATGTTGTAGAGGAATGGATGAAAGAAAATGAGTTGGCAATTGAACGTGGACTCAAGGGTGAGATTGCCGAAGACTTTATTTCTGGATTGAAACAATTGTTTGAAGATCATTACATTGATGTTCCAGATGAGAGATACGATATTCTGGAAGCTCAATCTGATAGAATTGCCGAACTAGAAGAACATATCAATTCGATTATGGAGCAGAATATTGAAATGAAATCTACAAATTCTGATTTGGTTCGGGAACAGGTTATTTTGGAGGTTTCCTCTGATTTGGCTGATACAGAATTTGAAACGTTTAAGTCACTTACGGAAGATATTGACTTCAATGATGAAGACAATTTCCGTCAGAAGTTGGACACTCTAAAGGAAAGTTATTTCCCTAGAACTGGCTACGAGACTTACGAAATTGATGATGAAGACTATGGTAGCGCCGTACAGGACATTGATACGACTGACGCAATGAGAGCGTATATGTCTGCCATTGGCCGTACAGAAAAACGTATCAACGGAGGCGCATAAATTTATTAAATCATAAATAGATGTAATAAAAAATAAAGGAGAAACAAATGTTTCAAACAGAACATCTACAAGAAAAGTGGTCGCCAGTCCTAGAACACCCCGATCTCCCTCAGATTGAGGATTCTTATAAGCGGGCAGTTACCACTATCATTCTCGAAAACCAAGAATCTGCATTGAGGGAAGATGCTGCTTTCCTTTCGGAAAGTGTTCCAACAGGTAACGTATCGGGCGTATCAAATTGGGACCCAATTTTGATCTCTCTTGTTCGCCGTGCAATGCCAAATCTTATTGCGTATGATATCTGTGGTGTCCAGCCAATGACTGGTCCTACGGGTCTTATCTTTGCGATGCGTGCTCGTCACCTGTCGATGGACGGTGAAGAAGCATTGGTCGATGAGACAACTGGTGCAGCTGCTAATGGCTTCTCTGGTGACTTCTCGAATCAGAACGCTGCCGGTACAATCGGTGGTGGAGACATTGGTGCAAGTGAAAGCAACCCTGCTGTTCTGAACGACAGTCCTACTGCTGGAACTTACACATTCGCAACTGGTATGACAACGGCGGAAGCTGAAGCTCTTGGAGATAGTTCAACTAATGCTTTTGCTGAGATGTCATTCAGCATCGACAAATCGACGGTTACAGCGGTTTCCCGTGCTCTGAAAGCTGAGTATTCGATGGAATTGGCGCAAGACCTCAAAGCCATCCACGGTTTGGATGCCGAGACAGAACTTGCTAATATTCTTTCGACAGAAATTCTTGCGGAAATCAATCGTGAGGTTGTTCGTTCGATTTACAAGACTGCTGAAGCTGGTGCTCAGATTAATACAACAACTGCTGGTATTTTCGACCTCGACACTGACTCAAATGGTCGTTGGTCAGTTGAGAAGTTCAAGGGCCTGATGTTCGCCATCGAAAGAGATGCGAATGCTATCGGTCAAAGAACTCGCCGGGGTAAGGGAAACATGGTTATTTGTTCTGCTGACGTTGCGTCTGCTCTTCAGATGGCTGGTGTTCTGGATTATACTCCTGCCCTTGACTCTAACAAGTTGAATGTCGATGATACTTCTACCACATTTGCTGGTACATTGAATGGTCGTTTCAAGGTTTATGTTGATCCGTATTCGGCTAACGTTGCTGCTTCGCAGTATTACGTTTGTGGTTATAAAGGCACTTCGCCTTATGACGCTGGTTTCTTCTACTGCCCATACGTTCCCCTACAGATGGTTCGTGCGGTTGGTGAGAATTCCTTCCAGCCGAAGATTGGTTTCAAGACACGTTATGGTGTTGCTGCCAATCCATTTGCGGTTGCGAATGCTGAAGCTGCTAATACTGCGGCGACAATCGCACTTACTGCAAATGCGAATTCGTACTATCGTCGGGTCAAAGTTACAAATCTTATGTAATAATAAGAAACTTGACTACAAACTTAGAGGGTGCCATAAGGCACCCTCTTTTTTTGTATAAATAGATACATGGTAGTAAGAGCAACAGCAGCAAAAGCATTAGAAAGACAACCAGATAAGTTGGATTATTCAAGTCCAACACAATTTCGTTTTGGCATAAATCAACTGCCAAAGGTTGAATTTTTTACGACAGCTTGTAATATTCCCGGCATTACTTTGGGAGAAACAAGTATGGGTACTCCATTTAAGGATATACCAATTATTGGTGATAAACTTACATATGAACAATTAACAATTAGTTTTATTGTTGATGAGTTTCTAGAAAATTATAGAACACTTCATGATTGGATGACAGGTATTGGATTTCCCAAAAGTAGAAAACAGTTTAGAGATTTCAGATCAAATAAATCAACTCAAGTTTCATCAGTAGTAAGAGATGCTCCTCCTGTAGATGTAATCAGTGAAGCTACTCCCGATACCGCATTTTATTCAGATGCATATTTGATTATTTTATCTAACAAAAATAATCCTATAATTGAAGTAGATTTTCAAGATTGTTATCCTGTTTCTCTTAGTGCTTTGCAATATGACCAAGGTGCTACTGATGTTCAATATATAACTGCTAGTGCTACATTTTCATACCAATTATATGAATTTAGTACAATAGATGATACATGTTGATACAACAAAGGATAATTAAATGAAAAACTTTAAAGAATTTATTAATAGTATTACTAATAATTCTGTCAATGAGAACGGCCTTGGCCAAGAAGTGCGTGATGCTGCGCTTATGCGGAAGGCCGGACAGGGAGACAAGAATAAAGAAGCTAAACTTATAAAGCAAACTACAAAAACGGTTCAGGATGTCGGCACCGGAATTGGCCAAGGTATGCATTCTGCGATGGGTGCAGCGGCTCGAAAAGCTCCTGCTTTATATAAAAAGGCAATGTCAAACCCAGCAACTAAAAAATATATGTCTGATCTTGAACAAAAACACGGACAACGAGAATTAGATATTGGTTCAACATCTATTGCGAGGCATAGAGATAAAGACAATGCACCAGACAGGGTTAAAAGAAACCCTAGACCGAAAATCGGGTATCAAAGTTTTGATGTAAATGATGGAGAATAAATGGATAAGTTAAGTGAGTTACAGGCGGAAGCAAAAGAAGACCTTATTATAGTAGATGATGAAGACTTACACCAACAATCTTATAAAAATCAAATCATCAAACCAAAATGGTTGGATTATAAATCCAAATATAAACTTATGATGTTTCAATGTAAAGCTGAACATAAACGATTATATCGTGAAAAGTGGGAATACTATGGTGGTAAGGCTGACGCCAAAGTTTATGTTGCAAAACCTTTTGATTTAAAAATTCTGAAGAATGATCTTCAGATGTATATTAATTCTGATGATGAAATAATAGAAGTCGAAAAAAAGATAGCATATTATGAAACCGTAGTAGAGTTTGTTGATGGTGTTATAAAGTCTATAGATAATAGAGGATGGGATATTCGTAATGCTCAGGATTGGAAAAAGTTTATTGCTGGAGGTTTTTGATGTTAGAAAAGTGGATTGGATATTATGAAAATATTATGAATGATAAACAATGCAAGGAGATATTTAATTATCCTTGGGATTGGGCTCCTTCTAAATATGAAAATAATAACGGCGTAAGTTCTAATAGTGAAGAACGAGTCAAAATGGATGAGGTTTGGGTTCAAGATATAAACAAACCATATCCATTAATGAGAGAAACAGTTTTAAAAATTGTCGAGATTTATGCAAAAGAACATGAAAGGTTTAGTTGCATACATCATACCAATTTTCGTATTAATAGGTATGGCGTCGGCGGCTTTATGTCCTCACATGTTGACAACATACACCACTCTCATCGTCAGCAATATGGTTATCCTCAATGCTCGGTACTCTTGTTTTTAAATGATGATTATGAAGGTGGTGAATTTATTGTTACAGATAAAGAATATAAACCATCAAAAGGTTCAGCAATAGTTTTTCCATCGAACTTTATGTTTCCTCATGAGGTTAAAAAAGTAACAAAAGGTGAAAGGTGGAGTATTATATCATGGCTGATGTAAAAATTGAAATAAAAGAATATACCGCATTTCCTACGATGATTTATAAGTTTCATCCCGATTTAGCGAATGACTTACATTTTAATATGGCAGCATATATTAGAGCTCAAAAAGGAACCCAAACCGAAGATGATATTTATAAACTATCAACCTTTAGACCTCTTGCCACAGCAGTTCATAATACGATGGCAGACATTTTTAAAAAATTAGAATTTGAATATAAAAAAATTGAAATGACAGGTATGTGGGGTAACTTACTTAAAGTTGGTGTGTCACATCCTCCACATACACATTCAAATAATTTATGGTCTGGTGTTTATTATGTTGAAAGTGCAAAGGGTGCCGCACCAATTCAATTTTTTGATCCAAGACCTCAAGCCAATCAATTTCAACCTAAAAATAATCCTAACTGGAATAATTCTGGTATGATACAATTTAATCCTGATATTGGCACAGGTATAATTTTTCCATCTTGGTTGCAACATTGGGTTCCCATGACACAATTTGAAAGAATAAGTGTTTCTTGGAATATTCTTTTAAGGGGTGATTATGGAAAAGTTGGAACCTTTCAGAATGCTCATATCTAAGAAAAATGAGGTCAACCTAACACTTCAAAATGTTGAACCATCGACTGCAGCAGAACTGAATGATTTCTTTACATTTGAAGTGCCCGGTTTTAAATACATGCCTGCATATCGAAATAAAATGTGGGATGGTAAAATACGTTTGTATAATATTGTCACAGGTGAGATTTATATGGGTCTTCTCCCATATATAGAAGAGTATTTAAAAGAACGTGGTGTTAGTTATGAATTGGAAGACGGACTCAGAAATGATAGAGAAGTTGCCCGAAGTGTGGTGCAAGGATTTATACGAGGTCTTAGACCAACGCTCAATGGAAAACGAATTAAAGTACGAGATTATCAAATTGATGCCATCACCCATGCTATTGCCACAGATCGTTCTCTTCTTATTTCTCCTACTGCTTCCGGTAAATCATTAATAATATATTGTCTTGTTCGATATTATCAAATGATGGAACTAAAAACTTTAATACTGGTTCCAACAACAAATCTTGTGGAACAAATGTATAAAGACTTTGAAGATTATGGTTGGAGTTCTGGGACATATTGTCAAAAAATATATCAAGGACACGATAGAAAAGTCGAGAAAGATGTAGTCATATCAACTTGGCAATCCATACATAGAATGCCAAGACCATATTTTAGACAGTTTGGTGCGGTGTTTGGTGACGAGGCTCACCTATTTAAGGCAAAATCTCTGACAGGTATTATGACTAAACTTGATACTTGCAAATATCGTTTTGGTTTGACGGGAACTTTAGATGGTACACAGACACATAGACTTGTATTAGAAGGTTTATTTGGTAAAGCAAAGTATGTTGTAACAACAAAAGAATTGATTGATAATAAAACATTATCAGAGCTAAAAATTGACTGTATAGTTTTAAATTACCCTGATGAGGATAAACAGATAATAAAGGAGTTTGATTATCGTGAAGAACTGGAGTACATTGTCACTAAGACTGAAAGAAATACTTTTTTATTGGAGCTTGTAGGTCATATCAGTGGAAATACTCTCGTTCTTTTTCAGTTCGTAGAAAAACATGGGGAACCATTACATAAATTAATAAAAGATAAATATAAAGACAAAAAAATATTTTTTGTCTACGGTGGTGTCGATACAGACACAAGAGAACAAATCAGAGAGATTGTAGAAAATGAAAAAGATTCAATCATCGTTGCCAGTTATGGTACGTTCAGTACTGGTATTAATATTCGGAATATTGATAACATCGTGTTCGCAAGCCCATCAAAAAGCAAAATCAGAGTGCTTCAGTCCATTGGGCGTGGCTTGCGCCGTGGAGGCCAAAGCCAACGCCTTAAAATCTACGACATTTCGGATGACCTTTCCACTTCCATTCACAATAAGGTCAATTTTACCTTGAGACATTTTCACCAACGACTAAATATCTATAAGGAACAAAATTTTAATTATAGAATTAAAAGGATAAACTTAAAATGAACGTAGATTCCTATAAAATTTTAAAATTGTCCAATGGTGAAATGATTGTATGTGAATTAAATAATTATGTTAATAATAGTTATGAAATAATGAATCCTTTAAAAATGGAAGTCATAGCAAGAATGACCCCCAAGGGCCCAGCTGAAACACTTAATTTAACTCCCTGGCTTCAACATTTTAGTGATCAAAAATATTTTAATATTGAAAAAGAACAAGTTGTATTACAAGCTAATGCTTCTGTTGGATTATCAAAATATTATGAATATATTATGCATAGAATCGATGACACTTGGGAAGAGGGCGATAATTTAGTGCCAGAAAAAGACGATGAAGATGTATATGATGAACTTTTAAAACAAATTAAAACGGATTCTAAATTAATTCATTGACGACTCCACATAGATAATGTAGACGATTTTTGCCGGTTTGTCAAGGGCCCTATGGGACTTGACAAATATATCTTATTAGTATAATATAATACTAATTGAAAGGAGTACCAATGGCAAAACAAAAAGGCGTTCATTATGTTGATAATAAAAAATTTCTTCAGGCGATGATTGATTGGAGACAAACTTGTGATGAAGCTGAAGAAAAGAATCAACCTCAACCACCAGTAACAAATTATATTGGTGAGTGTTTTTTAAAAATTGCTACACATTTATCGTATAGGCCTAATTTTATCAATTATACATATAGAGACGAAATGATTTCAGATGGTATTGAAAATTGTTTGCAATATGTTAAAAACTTTAATCCAGAGAAATCGAAGAATCCTTTTGCATACTTTACACAAATCATCTATTACGCTTTTCTTAGACGAATTGCGAAAGAGAAAAAACAAACTCATGTAAAAAATAAAATGATTGAAAGAGAAGTTTTTGATTCTTACACCACAATGGATGGTGATGATAATACATATCAAATTTCTACAGGTTGGTCAGTAGACAATTTACCAGAGGAAGATGTTTATAAACCTAAGAAAAAAGAATCGAAAAAAGATAAAGGATTAGAAATTTTTATGGAGAAAAATAATTGAAAATAGCTCTAATAACTGATACACACTTTGGGGCCAGAAACGATAATTTAAATTTTAATGAATACTTTTATCAGTTTTATGAAGGTGTATTTTTTCCATACCTACAACAACATAATATAAAACATTGTATTCATTTAGGCGATGTAATGGATCGTAGAAAATTTGTTTCGTATAGAATTGCGAAAGATTTTCGTGAACGATTTATCTTGCCCTTTAACCATCTAGATATTCAATTACATATGTTAGTTGGTAATCATGATACTTTTTATAAAAATACTAATGATGTTAATTCATTACAAGAACTTGTAGATGGTAAACATCGAAATATTAAAGTTTATCCCGAAGCTGAAGAAGTTGAATTTGATGGATGTAAAATTTTATTTGTTCCTTGGATAAACAGTCAAAATTATATTCATTCTATTGGGATGATAGATTCAACTGAAGCTCAAATTTGTATGGGCCATTTAGAGTTAAATGGTTTTGAAATGCAAAAAGGTATGGTAATGGATCATGGTTGGGACAAAGAAGAATTTAGAAAATTTGACATGGTTATGAGCGGCCATTATCATCACAAATCTGATGATGGTCAAGTATTTTATCTTGGCACGCCATATGAAATTTATTGGAATGATTGGAATGATCCCAAGGGGTTTCATGTATTTGATACAGAAAAAAGAGAACTTGAACGTATTGTAAATCCATTAAATATATTTTCTAAAATTTACTATGATGATACAGTTAATGATTATAGTCATATGGTTGGTCCTTCTAGCACTGATTATGATTTTCAAAAGTATAAGAATAAGTATGTAAAACTGATTGTGGTAAATAAAAAAGATTTATATCAGTTTGATCAGTTTGTTGATAAATTGTTGCAAGCTGATTGTCATGAGGTGAAGATTGTTGAAGACTTTTCAGAACTAGATGCAAATAACGTATCTGATGATATCGTTGAGAATACACAAGACACGATGACACTTTTAGAACTTTACATTGATGATTTACCAGTAGACCTAAGTAAAGACAGACTTAAAAATACGATGAGAACATTATATACTGAAGCACAGGATTTAGAAATATGAATAATTTATGTGAATTTTTAGGTGAGGAATTACCTAAAAATCTTAGAAAGTGCACCTATTGTGAAGAAAAAAAACCTCACAGTGAGTATTCGGTTAAACCAGACCGTAAAGATAAATTAGACACTAGATGTAAATCATGTATGAATAAGGGAAGGATATTAAGATCAAAGTTACGAAAATATGCTGGGCCGGCGCCAGATGTTTGTCAACTGTGTGGTATAGAATCAAAATATAATCTGGTTGTAGATCATTGTCATGAAACTGATACTTTCAGAGGATATATTTGTAAAAGTTGTAATACAGGTTTAGGTGCTTTTGGGGATAATTTAGAAGGTTTGAATAGAGCAGTAAGGTATTTGGAAAAACATGATAATTTTTAATTATGTTAGGTGGAAGAATTTTTTATCAACAGGTAACAACTTCACAGAAATCCAACTAGACAGAAATTCTACAACACTTATTATAGGAGAGAATGGTGCAGGCAAATCAACTGTGCTTGATGCTCTGTGTTTTGGTTTGTTTGGTAAACCATTTCGCAATATCAATAAACCTCAACTTCTTAATACTGTAAATGGTAGTGGTTGTATTGTAGAGGTAGAATTTAAAGTTGGTAGTAAGAATATAAAAGTTATTCGTGGTATCAAACCAAATGT